TCCCACCTGCTGATATTACATCACAATATGCAAGTCAAGGTGAAGAACTTGATGCAATACTCGCTGCTATAGAGAAAAATAACGTATAAACTTATATAATATTATGCTTATATTAAATAATATAATGAACGTCACCTTAGTCAATGGTGATGAAGTTATCTGCAATGTATCTAAACATATTGAAGTGATTGATGGTTTAGAGAAAGAAGTATGTTATAAATTAACATTTCCATTTACTGTCAGTGAAATAAATGATGGGCAACAATTAAACTTCCTTCCATGGAAGAAATGGTCTCGTGATACTGAATACTTGATATCATATGATATGATATTAAATATATCTGCACCATTTCCTAACATGCAGAAGGAATTTCAACAGGCAGCACAGAAGTATGCTAGTATGTTAGAGAGTATTAATTATCAACAAGATCAGCATGATAATGCTCCTAATCCAGGTTATAGTCCAATCGCTTAGATATTATGTACGTTGAAATAATGGATGGTTTCTTAGATAAGAACCAATTAGTAAGATTTAATAGTGTTTATGAACAGGGTAAGTGGGTTGATGGTGAGATTAGTGGACCAAAAGATAAAGAGAAGAAGAATAACCTTCAAAATGAGGATTATGATGTAAAGCGACTGATCAATCAAGAGATACATAAATTGTTCAGACAACTATCAAATTATTATAATATAAACAGAGCATCTGATGTTTTAATACTTAAGTATGAAAAGGATATGCATTATAATGATCATGTAGATTATATGCAGATGAATGGAATACGTACAGATTATACATGTGTTTTAAATCTGAATGATGATTATGAAGGTGGTGAACATTATATTAAAAATCATAAAGGTGAAAAGACATTATATAAGTTGAAAGCAGGTGATATGATGATGTATGATACAAGTCAAATACATGGTGTTAATCCAATAATAGAGGGTGAAAGAAGAACTCTTACATTTTGGTGTGAGAGTGCCGTAAATGATATTGGAATGAGAGAAGCATTGGTTAGGTTTAATGTATGGTATCATAAATTAACAGATGATGATTATGATGCTCTTGGATATAAGAAATGGTGCGAGTTAGATTGGATTCGTATGCAGATAATGAGAAACCACGTACACTATAGAGATTAATCATGGCATTATTAACTGATATATTATCATTCGATACTATACTTGATAGAGATGAGATGTATGAAGTGGACAGAATTGCTAGTCGTCCACGTTGGCAGTTTGGTGCAATGAGTGACACTAACATGCCTCATAAGAAATTCTGGAAGATGGATATCAAAGGTGTTGCTATGTTCGACACCTATATACCAGAGAAGATGGAACTCTTACTACCATTTAAGTTTGAGATTCTTGATTATTATATGAACGGACATACTCATGGATTAGATGGTTCTATACATAGAGATGCAAGCGATTATACATTTGTCCTCTATTGTAATCCACAATGGGATCTGACATGGGGAGGCAAAACAATATTTGTACAAGATGATGGGAAATTTGATGCGGTGTTTCCAAAACCAGCATCTGCTGTATGTTTTCCATCAGATATACTACACTGGGCAGAGGATACAACTAGAGACTATTACGGACTTAGAGTAAGTGCTGCTTATAAATTAAAGAAACTGGAGAACATAGATGGAAATAAAGACCCTTGACTCCGCTGCTACATGGGATGATATCGAAGACTACGCTGCTGGAGTGTCAGGGGCAACAATATATTTTGAGAACCCAAGACTAGAAGCAGCAGATGCGTCAACAAAAACAGAAGTTATAAAATACTATCGTGATGATGAGGATGTACCTGCGGATCTAGTAACAGTACTGGAGAGTAAGTATTATGGATACATAGAATTTCGTGATCCAGACCTAGCATATGATTTCTGTTGCGATTACTTCCCGCGTAGAGATGAACTCACTGATGGAGTAGCAGGTGATCCATATTGGTATCATTGCTTTGTAGTGAGACAGGATGGAGTCATCGAATATGATAACGATACATTAAGAAAAGGATCGAATTAATCTAAATACGTTTATGAGTGTTATAATCTACCAAGAGCACTGCGAGTATCTTGAAAGGAAGAATGAGGAACTCAAACGAGAGGTTCTCTTCCTTAAGACTCAGCTGGAATTTAAAACTATGGGACTACCTGATTATGAAAACATGGATACAAAGGTTAAGTGAACTAGAGGGTGAGGATTATATTTACATACCATTAATATATCTTGAAGCGTTCGTTGTAAATATTATAATGAACACAGGCATGAAAGTGCCTGATGTAGTGTCACTAGATAAACTGTCACAAGGGGCAGAGACACCAGTCGAAAAACCTGTATAATATATAATATAACTGAATCTGACGTTATTATGCCAAACGATCACGGATCTATAGAAGACGGTGAGACGACCTCTGAGAAATGGGATCGTGCTCGCTCTATTTTTTTGGAGTCTCTTTACAAACCTGATGATAGACTACGAGGTTGTGCTCATAACCAGAAATGTTTTTATGAGTTGATGGAAATTAAGGATCAGGTTATCGAACATGTAAGGAACATGAAAAATCCAAATCATATACAAAATGATTACGACCCTTATAATAATATCCCTCAGAGGTACTAATGACTGAAGAAGAATACAAAGCAACGGTCAAGAATTTTCTGATCGCTCAGAATAATAATGATCATAACTTCTCATTACTACAAGCACAGATTGATGCATTGCGTAAAGAGATCGCTGATCTAAAAGATTTAAAAGAAATGTTTAGGTTACCTCAAGTGCAGAATCAAAATCGTGAACCATTTGAGTACTATGATGCAGAAGAGGTGGATGAGTAATGTCATACATGCCTCAAGTCGGTGATTACGTCGTCTGGGAGAGAGAATCTTGGACAGGTATAATGAGAGATGAAGGGTGGGTATATTTTGTAGGTGATCCAGTAGAAAAGAAGAAGGGATTTCCTACACCAGTAAGATACATTACAATAGAGACAGGTGTTAAACCTAAGAAGGAATGCACCTATACGAGTGGCAAACCAATGAGACATAGGAACACTCATACATTATTATTATGTTATGAGCATCATTGGAAAGACCTGAAGTATGTTAAGAATAGAAGAGAAGATAATACTAGTACATACAAATCACAAGAGGGTCGTTACGAAGACATCCAATGAATGCAATGAAAGAGAAGTTCTTCGCTGAAGGACATACATTACCACAATGTGTTAATGATGGGTGCAGTAACAATGTACAGGTAAGAGAGTGGAAGTATTGGTCATTCAAATCAGAATGTTCTACATGTGCTACTGCACGTAAGAAAGGTAGAACTGTTGCTGGTGTAACAAGACACAAGAAACCACACTGTGAGAACTATGATGGTCATCTAGGATTTGGGTGTCCAGTACCTCGTCAAGGGTGGGGTGGATTTTTAAATTCATTAGACCTTGACCATTTGGATGGAAACCATTATAATAATACTCCAGAGAACGTCAAGACATACTGCAAATTATGTCATGGACGCAAGTCACTAGAAAATGGTGACTGTCACAGTAACAAATCATCATCACGTAAAATGGTATGAGCATATTTGAAGACACATTCTTAATTGGTGATTCACAAGAGGTATTAAAGGAAGTTGATGATGGTATAGTACATTTCACATGTACTTCGCCACCATATTATAATGCAAGAGCATACTCAACTTGGCCAACGTATGATGAGTACCTTGAGTTCTTACACAATGTATTCACTGAAGTATATCGAGTGACTGCTGATGGACGCATGTGTGCTGTTAATCTATCACCAGTCATTCAAGCAAGAGAGTCACGAGCACATGAGAGCAAGAGACTCGCAATACCATTCCACTTCTTCTCCATCATGGAACGCATGGGGTGGAAGTATATTGATGACATAGTATGGGTTAAACCAGAAGGTGCTGCTATCAATCGCAACGGTGGATTCTATCAGCACCGTAAACCAGTAGCATACAAACCAAATATAGTTTCAGAGGTTATATTAATTTTCCAAAAACCAGGAAATTTCTTAATTGATAAAATCCTAAAATCTCAAAAAGATGAAATAGTTGAAAAGTCAAAAGTTGCAGATGGGTATGAACGTAGTAACGTATGGAATATACATCCTGAAACAAACTCTGATCATCCAGCACCATATCCTAAAGAGTTGAGTGATAAACTCATTCAATACTATAGTTTTGTTAATGACTTAGTTCTAGATCCATTCATGGGAAGTGGAACAACTGCAATATCATCTAAAGATTGTAATCGTCATTTTTTAGGTGTAGAATTGCATGAAGAATATGTCAAGAAAAGTGTTAACAGACTCAAGAAATTTCAACCACTAAATGAGTTTTTAAAATGAAAGATTTGATACTATATGGTGATTGTAAGGACACACTTAAGCAGTTTAAATGTAAAGCAAGGACATGTATTACGTCTCCACCTTATTACGGACTTCGCAATTATGGTGATGAAACTAAACAAATAGGACTGGAAGATACACCTGAAGAGTATATTCAAAACCTTGTAGATGTGTTTAGAGAAGTAAGAAATGTACTTACTGATGATGGTACATTGTGGTTAAACATTGGTGACAGTTATTATAACTATAGACCAGGAAAAGGTCAGGGATTAGTTAAACAAACTGTTAGCAATACTAACCAAGATTTACCTAACAAATGTGCAAGACGAGGTAACAAACTAGAAGGATTAAAAGAAAAGGATCTAATTGGTATACCTTGGATGTTGGCATTTGCACTGAGAGCAGACGGTTGGTATCTTAGACAAGATATTATATGGCATAAACCAAATCCAATGCCTGAATCAGTTAAGGATAGATGTACTAAATCACATGAGTATATCTTTCTATTGAGTAAGAGTAAGAAATACTATTACAACAACGAAGCAATCAAGGAACCAGCAAAGGATTGGGGTACACGTGATAGAACCAATGGTAAGTATCACAACACTGGTACAGGACTACAACCACACTCAGGACTATCTAAATCATATCCTAAGAAGAATAAGCGTAGTGTCTGGTCAGTAACCAACAAACCTTATAAGGGTGCTCACTTTGCAGTGTATCCACCTGATCTCATTGAACCATGCATACTAGCAGGATCAGAAGAGGGTGACGTAGTGTTAGACCCATTTATGGGTTCAGGGACTACAGCAATGGTTGCTAAGAAGTATAGTAGATCATATATTGGATGTGAATTGCACAAGGAGTATGCCAGTTTGCAAACTGACCGTATTTCCACCATTCCCCAGAAACTTCCGTTATACTAGATACATACCATTCAAAGGAAACATGACTGCACCAAACTTATTTGAGCAAATGTTTAAGACAGTTCTCTCAATGCATTTTGGTAGAACATTCTGGTTAGATGAGAATGATGATTTCTGTTCAGCACCAACTCACAAGGATGGTACAACTGACTATGATATGTGGGATTATGTATCAGAGTGGGATATGGAAGGAGTTGACTTTGATAAACTATTTGCTGTTCATAAGCATTTAGTTACTGATGCTGTTACAGAGTACGAACAGATGAGAGCATAGACCAGTTAACAAACTGGTACACAGGG